AGTAGGTATTCTACAAGTGATAGTAGGTAACCCACTAGAAACAAAAAAGGGGGGCTTATGCCCCACCTCCTTTCTTTGCGCTTTTCTTTTTCGCGGGTGTTTTCTTCCGCGTGATTGGTGGTGGTGTCTTCTTTTGCTCCCAAACCTTCGGCTCAGGCTCGACGTCTACTGGCTTGATACTGATGTACAGATACCGCTTGCCGCTCCTCCAAGCATCCTCTGTTGCTTCTAGACTGAACAATGATTGAACTCCAGTAACTGGGCATTCAACTAATAATCTACCCCACCAGTCAAGGCGTCCAGAGTCACGGTGATTCGGTTTGCCTTCATTTACTTCTAGAGTGAACTGCTCGTTATGTGCTTGTGTCCGCTCAGTGTGATGTTTTACAGCTATAAGCTGCTCCTTAGTTAGTGTAACTGTTGTTTTCATGTTTTATTAATAGGAGGCCTTTTGTGTGTGGCCCCCAACGCTTGCCAACGGGGCCACACACAAAAGACTCCGTTAGTGTTAAAACATGAAATAGCCACGCAGAGGAGCCACTGCTTACCTGTTGCCTCTGCGTGGCTACAACCAGTTGCGCTAACGACAGGAGTGGCTTAGAGCTAGTAAAACACACGCTGACGGTGCAAGTGCGATAACGAGTAGTCAGACTCGTTAAGGAAGTACATTAAGGCAACACCGTGAAGACGTAGACTCTGGTCGCCTTGACTGGTGGGGCATCCTATACTCTTCTCTCTCTATCTATTGGTTGGATGTTCAGTAACTGTGGTCTAGTTCAGCGTTGTTTAGTCTAGATGCCCAAGAGGATGCTGAAGCAGGAGGAGTGGTAAGTGGTATATGTACTGGATGTACAAGCCAGTCGATGTTGAGCCTGTGCCTCAGGGTTGAGCTAAAGATGATGCCAACACGTGACTAGAAGAGAACACCTGCGAACACTTGAATGTTAAAAGAAAGGGGGTGTGGTATAAGCTAACTTATGGTGACAGATGACCAAACAAACAAACACCATCAAGAACCTCTAAACGAGTAACTTCCAGTCCACTTGACGATCCGCCGACCCCACCGGGGGTAATCTGTGTCTCGTATAATACGAGATGGGTACACGGATTATTGCACCAAAAAGAATCCACCTAAGGGCCACTTAAACAAACTTACATCCACGTGGTGTTCTCCACTTTCCCCCAGAGCTTGTTGTGGGACTCCATGAACTTCTCTATCTCCTTGTCAACCTGTTCCTCCTGCCACTCAGCACAAGCTCTATCAGTGTGACCCTCCATGTGTTCCACCCAGTAGCCCACAGCAATGGCCAAAGCATCCAGCCGGTCATCATGACGTAATGCTCCTTTATCAAAAGTTATCCTTGACAGCTGATAAAAGAGTTGATACAATTGGTTACTTCCACCAGCCTCTCCTCTTAAGGTGTCACTGTCAGTGGATCTATGTTTATTCCTTCTACTTTGACTCTTATCACTGTCACTTCCACTGTGGCTGCCTCTTTGGCTATCTCTGTGGCCACTATAGTGTCCCTTAAAGAGGGAGATATCCTGTTCTACCACAGATTTGCAGACAACCAGCTTGTGAGAGTTCATAACAGGCTCTAGGGTGTCTATGATCCGTCTTTCTTTCTGAATAGAGTGTTTAACTTCTTCGATAGTAACAGGATACCTGACCTCTTCTGTCAACACAGGTTTCAGTAACTGAGAGAACATACCGTCTCCAAAGTTGGACTCTATGATGATCATATTTACTTTGTTTGTCTTAGCCACCTCGCCAAGCGCTCTGAGAGTTGACGGGGTGTAACCTCCCAGAAAGCCCCCAGAAGCGGTCAGAAACAACTGACTGTTCAGTATCTTGACTACTGCGTAGCTTGTTTCGTCTTTTCCCATACCAGCGGGGTCAATAGCCATCACTGCACCTGTGTAGGCCACATGTTCCTTGGCCACTTCCATAGGCCTGTAGTAGCGGTCTCCCGCTAGGCCCACTGATTCTAGGTCTTTCCACTCTAGCTCAGGTGAGGAGGCCCACGTCAGCTTGGGAGAGGCTACCTCCAGATCGAGGGGGTGGATGATCAGATCACTTAACCTGAGGGGATATCTGCCTACATCGCTGAGAGTCGTATCCAGCATGTACTGGAGGGAAAAGCCACTCTTACCGTAGGAGGCCTCCCTCTCCCGTAAATCAATATCATCAAATCGTTCTGGATCGACAGGAGTACCTTCAGGAAGCCTCTCACACTTTTCGGTAATGTAGGGTGCTAGGCGTTCTCCGTAGGCAACCCTTGTTTTCTCGCTGGGAATCCTAGCAGGCCACACCCTGATCTCATAGCCGCGCTCTGGCAGTGTGTTGTAGATCGACATCTCAGTCTGGGGCGTTCCCAGATACACGACGCGCCCGTCAGGCTTCAACACAGCGTCAAACTCTTTGATTGTCTCTGCGATCTTATCTCGCATCATCTGAGTCAGTGAGTTATTCAGCGATTCTACATCGTCTGCCACGATGAGGTCTGCGCGGGAGCCTGTAAGCTGGCCCGTTATGCCCACCGACTTAACGGACGGCGCGTGTGCTGCTGGGGCAGGGCCGACGTCGAAGGCTATCTTACTGCTCCTCTGATCATCTGACGGCACTAGGTGCTGCAGGATGGGCATCTCGCTAATCAGTCTCAGCGTGAAGGTCGAGAAATCATCACTTCTCGTCTTACTCGCAGAGACCACTAGGATATTTAGAGAGGGGTCTAGGAGTAACTGATGGCAGACATAAGCGGATGTAATCCAGCTTTTGCCCACACCACGAAACGCTTGGATACAGCACCGCCTCGGCCCGTTATCTACGTATTCTGCAATGTCGTATTGAGTGGGGGTCGGGTCAGGGAGGCCAAGATGCTTCCACACCACGTACACGAAGTTTCTAAAGTCGTGGAGACTTGCTGGAACAGAAGTGGCCATTACGGAGCTTCTATGGGGCCTCTACGGCCTTTTTAAGGTGTGGGAGCTACAGAGCAGCCTTAGCCTCTGAAACGCCCTCTACCGAAGGAAAAGGAAGCGCATTGGTCAAGCTCTCTAAGGGAGACATTTTGACAGGGGCGGCAGTAATCCCATTGTCCTTTAACATCTGGCGGGCGATATTTAGATCAGCAGACGTGGCCTCACCGGATTTGATACGGTCAGTAAGGTCATTACAGACTAAATCAAAGAGGCTACTTAGCTTTTTTTCTTTGTCCATCTTTCGTAGTTTCTAGCCATAGGCCCGTGCCGCTACTTTTGTGCGTCCCTTCAGGGAGAGCCAGCATCGTTAAGTACAGAGGCTCTACCGTCAGTCGTTGGGGTTCTTTAGCTTTTTCCACTCGTTTACTGCTTTCCCTGTTGTCCATGCAATGGTGGCTATCAATAGTGTTATTTTAAGAAAGAGTTCGATGTCCGTCAGAGTTACCACTCCAAGGACAGTCCCGTTGACGCCAAAAATTTTCACTATATCTAGCACACCATTTCACTTTTTCTTAGGTTCAATCGCAGGCACTACATCCACAACTGGCTCAACTAGCTTTCCAAGAAGGTCTGCTAAACTCTGAGCCGCATCATTCAACCCTTTTTGTTGAGCCGCCACCGCCTCTGCTACGAGACCCGAAGGTGTCGCTGCGTTGGCTGCTGCATAAATCACATTAAGGTTGTTAAGACCTTGCTGTGCCTCTTTAGTCGTTATAGGAGTATTCATCTCTCTTGCCTCACGGCAGAACCATGTTTTATCAGTCTTTTCTGAATGTCAATACTTTCTCTAACTCGTCGGCGACATGGAGCGACATTGGCCAACCCGCTATGTACTTTCCTTTTGGTGGCCAGTTCGCCTTAGTAATAGTTACCCAGCTAGTTAAAAACAGGTGAACGAGTGTGGGAGCTTTTGGTTGGTGGAATGAGCGATTTACTTTGGCGAAGTAACGAGAGCCTGCCCACTCATGGCTTACTGTATTCCCACCTGACATCCCCCAGCGAGCAAGCTCCTTTTGGGCAGCATACCCATTGTAAGGTTTTGTGGAGACATTTTTTTGGGTGGTCTTTAGAAGAGACTCTAAGAGCGGATGACCAGCTTCGCTACCCATAGCCCACTCAACGATCTTAGTGGGATGATTTGATGGCTCCTGCTGACCGAAGGTTATGCTTCTATTGAAATCAAGAGATTTGAAGCAGTAACAGTCAGCGTCAATGTAGTAACCACCCTCCTCAAAGAGCTTCTGGTGGCGAAGAATGTCGGTGTTAGCGACTAAAGAAAAAGAGCCGGGAATATCGGGCCGAAGGTCTTCGGAGCCATAAAGCCTAATGTCACAGTCGGGATTGTGGCGCTTGACAGAATCGAGGCATTCCTGAATTCCAGCCACCATTGGCCCCGCCCAGACCTGATGTATGATTTTCGGAATCAACAGTCTTCAGCGTCAAGACTCAGTCTTCTTCAGGTTTTGTAGGCGCAACCACACCTTTACCGGGGATAGCGATTTCTCCCCCCTCCTCCTCTGCTGGCACTCCGTCTGCCCACTTCAGATCATAGTTGTAGGTGTTTCCGTCTTTATCTTTTGTTGGTTTTTTAGGCATAATGTTTTAACAGTCTTC